ATTGAGTATGTTGTTACAAAATCAACTGTTCCAGTTGCATCGTTTGAAATCAAATCAACTGTTTGTCCAACTGTATTATCTATTCTTATAATTGTAAACTCAAATCCAACATCATTTAATGTTATTGTAATTGTTCCGCCTGATGCATCTGCTAGTATTGTTGTAAATGGCTCTTTTGGTAATTCACTATCGCTGTTAATTGTTACAAATTTTGTTTTTATATTACCAGCTAATCTCATCATTCGTGAACTTGTATCTACACTCTCTGCTAAAAAACTCCCTGCTATACTTGCGCTACGTGCTGAACCCATTGAACCGCTTCCAGTTCCGCCGCCACCGCCATAACTTATACTTCCACTTATAAATGGTGTGTAATCAATTAATTTAAGCAATTCACATTTTACAGACTGATCTCCATCTACTCTAAAATCTTCTATCTTCGTTAAGATATAATATTCGCCATCATCAAATATTCTTTTTCTAATATTCAAATTATTTATTGCACGCTCATTTAAATAATAATAACGTTCTACCACTCTACTATTCTTGTCTATTAATTGGTTTATGTAGGGCTTCCAATATTTATTATACAGATTATTATCAGTATAATTTAAGGCTGGACGTTCCCAATAAATTTGACTTGGATTGTCAAATAAAAAATCAAATGTAGGATTGTAAGGCGTATCTAAATGCCCTACATACGGATAACTTGTTTTAACTTCAACACTTCCTAAACTTCTTAAATTCCAATATCCGCCATCCATTGCTACAAGCCCACCCCATAGCATTGAACGTACATTATGTTTGATTGGTTTTATTACTCCATTATCATACGTTAATATTTTTGGTATGATTAATCCATTTGTTGTATGACCTACACTAACAGTTGGCGAGTAACTCAACTCTGTTGTATTGTCGCTTTTTAAAAAATCGTTATCTATATCTTGAATAGCTTGTCCATACACATAATTAGTATCTTCGTTATATTTTTTATTATAATAATCGTTATCTTCTTTATGCTTCATAACGTATCGCAAGTGTTCAAGACTTCCCATAGGCTTATGTATTTCGCCTTTACTTATATCTCTTAAACTTGTCCAATCATCTGCACCAGCATTAAACCAATCAATGTATGGTTCAATTATAATTTTATTGTTAACAGTCTTATCAGGAGTTAACCATAAATTAAACTCCCTTATTGTATCAATTAAATAATCTTTTTGTTTTTTATTCTGTGGTAATAATTGATTGAAATTGTACACACTTCCGCTTCCATCGCCTATCTCATTACTCGTTAACCTTACATATAAATAAGAATTATTTTCAAATATTCTAACACTTGCTGATGTCATTGATAAACTAAAATAAAATGTCGTATTACTCATTGTTAACGATATTCTATACTTTGTACCAGCTACATTATATACTGTTGTAGTAAATTGAAAATCTTGTTGTGGCGATGGACTTACCTGATTAAATGGCTGATCTTCGTAATATTGAGTAACCCATACGCTAGGCGAAACTTCTCTTTCTAAACTCATACGCAAATATCCATCTATTGAAACTATTGCTGCACCACTCGGAACGCTTGATTGTTTTTGTACATACATTCTACACTGGTAAGTTATCGTATAACTCTCTTGTAGTGGAGTTGTAAACTCTCCGGTTGTTATATTGTTCATTCCGCCAACATCATAAAATGGTGTTGATTCGTCATCATGTATTGGGTACATCGCTGGAAAACTTGACCCTAACATTGTCATAGTTGTTCCGCTTGGTATTGATAATGCAATTACTTGATTTGGCGTTGTTGTATCTTGTACATACATTCTATTGTTATCAATATCACTTTGCGTTCGATAAAGTTTATCTACATTACTTGGGTGGCATATTGTTTTAAAAAATGTATTTTCTAAAAATGAACTACTCCATGTCCAACCTGCTTTTGCAAATATTTTTTTTAATAATTCATACCTAAATATTACTGGTCGCATTAAAACTACATCAAAATCTTTTTCTTGGTCATAACTAATTCCTTGTTGTGTTGCTAAGTCTTGACCCTTTCCGAAATCTATCAAGGCATATCTATACCCCTCTCCGCCTACTAATCCAACGGGAGTACCATTTTTTATATTTGATGTTGCCCAACTATTTACAACGTTTTCTTTTTTTAACTCGTGATTCCATTCACTAAAATCAATGTCATCACTTGGGTTAGCGTTACCGGTTACTAGCCTTTCACCAATGTCCATAAACAACGAAGATAAATCTCCGTACAATTCAACGGTGTAAAAAGTTATATCTTTTTCTAAATTTACATCAATATTTATAAGCCTTACATACCCTACAAATAACTCCGTTTCATTGCTGTAATATATAGCAGTTTCTTTTTTGTTTGGATTAAAGGTTGTTAACGAAGTACCTATATTAAATATATTATCAAATAAAATATTTATTTCTTTTGTCGAAGGTATTTTTATAGTCTTGGAGAAACTGGCTTGCTTGTTCATTGGATTAGTTACATCCAATATATTATAACTAAACGTTGGGTTAAATTCTTCACTCGTTGCTACCTCTGTATTTCTAATGAACAGCCTACCCATTTGTTTGTCTTTTTTCTATTAAATTATTTTTGCAATTCATTACAAACTGAATTACCTTTTCAATTACTTTCTTTTTAAACACAAACGTTGTATCTTTTGAACTGATATACTCGTAATGTGTTCCCGTTTGTAATAACAACTTTGGTGAATTAAAACACTCACTTAATTGTGTACACTCACTCTCTGTTAATGGAGCTGACGTGTATGTGTTGTTTACTTCATACGTGTTGCCTATTACTTTTAAACTTTGGTCTAACGGTGTGCTAATGTTTATCATGCTGCCTCCACTATTTCTGTAACTTGTTTTAAAGTATTGTTCAATTGGTCTATATGTTGTTTGAATCGCTTGCAAATCTTTTTTTACTCTTGTACAAAAATTAACGTGTTCAAAAGCTCCTTTTCTATTAACGTAATACAATGTTGTTTCTTCTTCTTCTCCACTTCCGCAACACGTTGATACTTCAACATTATATCTTATTGTTGTTACTGCATCGTAAAAATCAATTATCATACCTGTTATTCCAGATGTAATTATCGGAAAATCTCCAGTTACTTGAGGTGCTGTTAATGCGCTTAAAGCTGTTAAACCTAAATTAATGCACACTAATTTATTTGGCACATTATTAATCGTTAAACCATTTGCGATATAACTATCTGACTGAATTAAACCATTTATGTAAGTTCTAACCCTTACCCCATCAATATCACCAGCTATTTGTTGCAACCAATGAAAAACTAAATTATCGTTATCATTTATTCTTATTTGACTTGAATAATTACTTAAAGGTAATGGCCATGAATAATTAATAGATGTGTAGTTTAACATCTCTTTGTTTGTAAGCGAGGCATAGTAAGGCGTGTAAGTTTCAGTTGTACCAGCATACACAGTTGGTGTTGTACCATATTTCTCACCAATATTTACTGTAACAGTTATAATTTGATTTGTTGCAACAGTCCAACCTGCTACACCAAAAGGGAAGTAACTTTGAATAAAATCTTTTAATAAAGGTTGTAAATCAAATATAACCTCTCCGCTCGGACGTGCCGGTAAAACTAAAGGACTTAAGACATTACCAGCTACGTTTATTTGAATGTAATATCTAAAATTAGGTTGTGCTGTTTGATTGCTCGTAGCCTTAAACATCATTTGATTGAAGCCAGGAGTTATAACACTTGGTCTATTATTTAATGTAATTGCCATTTTATTTAATAACGTCAAAAAGTTTAACTTTCACTTAAATATCAAATTTAAAATTATCCAAACCAAATTCTCGAAAATCTTTCGCTAAAATTTCTAATCTTCCATCGTTTATTGTTGATGTAAAAAAATTATTTCCTTCGTAACCCTTTGCTCTTATCTTACTTGCAATTGCATACGCTAATTGTTCTTTTGCTTTATTAAATGGCATCTTTTTTAGTGTCTTCCACTTTCTTACCGCTCTATCTCTTTTACCTTGCTTACTAAAACTTTTAGCTTTCTGTTTTGATTCATTTTGTTTTTTTATTCTTTGTTGTAATTCCTTTTCCTGAAACTGACCAACTATATTTTTTGCCCTTGCCCATTCGCCTATCTTCTTTATACCAGCTTTACTTACATTGCCTTTACCTCTACCCCTATCTACATACTCTGCATAATTAGGCATATACAATTGAAATGTTATTCCACTTGTTGTTTGCTTTACTTTGTAATTTATTTTAGCTGCTAGTTTACTATCTTGTCCGCCATAACCAACGCCTTCTTTTAATAAAGCTGCTCTCAAATCTTTTATTAATTTTTCTCCAAAGTCTTCTAATATGGTTTCTATTGGTATCATTTTTTATTTAGTTGTTCAAATTGTTTTTTTTCTTTTACAACATCCATATCCTGCATAAATACTAATTGATTATAAAATCTTCTTATGTTCCATTTGTAAATTAAATCTTCTTTAAACGGGTCAAAATCACACATAACTTTTATAGTCCACCACCAACCATAGTTAGTAGCCATTACTTTTAATGGGTCGGGGTCTTCGTTTCCGCTGTCATCGTCATCTCTAAATCTTTTATAATCCAGTTTGAAGCCTCGCTCAAAGTCTGAGAAACTTTGGATAAAAAAAAAACTGCACCTGCAACCTTAGTGTAACTCATTTCGCTAAAGTCATTTTCCATTCTACTAGTAACTGTATAACTTAAATCTGATTCATTGCCATCGCTGTCTATACCATCACTAAATAATGGTTTGTAAACTAAAGCACAAAGTTTACTAAAGTTTCCCTCCATGTCTTGTAAATATGCTTTAATTGATAAGGCTCTGTTAGTTGTAAAGTATTCCACGTCATTAATTAATCGATATACTCTCCACTTGTAAATAATATACTTGTTTAATCGGTAAACGTTGTCTTTAGCGTATAAGAACTTTATTTGATTTCTGTAATAGTTTAGTTTAAAGAATTTCCACGATTCAACCTCTTTTAATTCTACACCATTTACTAAAGCAAGTATCTTACAGTCTTTCTCTATTCTAGTGGATTGACTGTTTATTATTTTTGTTATTTCAGGTATGTGTTTTACTTTAACCTTCATACTATCATTACTTCTATTGTTGGCTGTATATTTAATTCAGTATAAGCGATATAACGTGCGGGGTCGATTATGTGATTATAGGCATCTATTGGAACTCCTACTGTTTGCCCGCTTGTATTCTTTTTCCATGTATAATTACTAAACTCATTTATAGCGTTATGACTTGATTCTGTTATTAAAATGTCGTACTCCTGTAATTTACTTATACCTTGATTTACGCTGTCTTGACCTTTTACACACGCTACTGCCCAGAAACCAGCTAATGATACTTCTTGAATTGATTTAGGGTCTGCACTATCGCATATTATCTTTACATCTCTTCTTATGCCTAGTTGACTCATTAAGCTAATTAATTGATGGTTAAGTAATCCCGTTTGATAAATTAGTTCATGAATGATTAATTTACCATTATACCTATACATTGCAATTAAAGCAGTAGGGTCAACACTAAATCCCCAATCTAATCCGTATGCGATTATCTCCGCTTCTTTTGGTAGTTCTTTTATTTTAGACCAATTCTCAAATACTACACCGTCTAGCATTCCTAACATTCCCATTCCGTAAACTCGCCAACGGTTAGCCCAGTACTTTGATTTGATATTAGATTCAGCAAATAAGTCTTTTAAGTTTGTATCTCTAAAACCTCTTTCTTTGTAGTTTAAAATAGATTTTACCTCTTGCTCTGGTAAGTATTCGTTATCTTCAAAAGTTAATGTAATAAAGTTATTTTCGTTTATAAAATCATAACCCCAAAATCTATTGTCAGGATTATAATCGATAATCGTTAATTTAGAACGTGAGATAAATTGAATAGCTGTTTCAACATTCATTTTATCCGCCTCGTTAATGTAAAGTATGTCTCTTCTAAATCCCTTACCCACATCTGTAACGTCTGCACCTAAAAAATCAATGTATGAGCCATTAGAATATTCGTGTTTTGATTCTGACCTGTTAAACTCATCTTCGTTATTAATTATTCCCCAGTCTTTGCAAATCTTTTTATAATCTCTTATTACTGTTCTTTTCATTTTAGATAACTCAGAACTTAAAATTGTAGCCTCCTTTTCACTTGAAAGTAAAGATTGAATAATTAGTTCTAAGATTGAAATAGTCTTAGAAGCACCTTGACCGCCACAAACAACAAATATATTTTCGTTTGGGTTACCTTCAATTAAATTAAGTATCTTAAAATAAGCCTTTGAATATTTGTATTTGTTTTCTATTTGTATTTAAATTTTATTTCTTTTGTCTCTTTTCGCCGACGATGAGTATCCCTATTTTATTGAGTTTCTTACTTTTTGCCTCTGTTTCCTATATCTGGTAAGTTAGGAATGTTTAACGTTCCCTTTATTTCCGTTTCAGTTGATTCTTTTAAACCGTTTAATCTTTGTGTAATGCTTGGATTATATTGTCCTACCATACCCCCCTCTATTTGGTCACGTCTTATAATATCCCTAATGTGAGAACAGATAGGTACATAATCGTCATAAGAATTATCTCTATTCTCAAAATAATGCTTAATAGAACCAACTAAATTAAACGCATATATCCTAAACCCTTCCATTGTTAAAGGCACTTCTAAGAGTTCGTATTCGCTTTTTCCATCCTTTCCTACGAATGTATGTTTACGTCTAGGTTTAGCTTTAGTTTCCTCTACATACTTTTCAAACAATTCTGATAATGCTTCTGGTGTCTTTATGTATTTTGTTCCGTGAGGTCTTGCCATAGTTGTTTATAT